GCGTCGCTCCCGACTTCACAACCTTGCCGAGGCCGAACGCCATGGCCCAGGCGGCGATCTCCGCGCCCAGGTATTTTTCGAGCGTGCCAGTTACGTCCCAGGAGGTCTGGAAGGACTGCGTGGGAAACTCGTGGCCCTTGCCGTATTCTTCGGCGTCGTTTTCGGTGTTGAGCTTCGGGTTCGCAAGCGCGGCATTGAGCTTGCCAAAGCGCCACATCCCGGCGCCCGTGTTCGCGGTCGCGATGTCGGTCTGCTTCTGCTTGCCGAAGCAGATCAGGACCTCTTGCAGTCTAGTCGTTGACATCTTGCTTTACCTCCGGCTCGGGCGGAGCGCACTGCGACCACCCCGCGTTCATCATCGGCACGAGGACGTCGGGCGTCGCATCGACTTCTTTCGGCTCGCCGACGCCCCAGGGCGGCCGGAGCCACACCGTATTGCGTTCACTCATCGCCAATCTCCGTAAACGTGATGGGAACTTCGAAATAGTCCAGACCTTCGGCGTCGGTCTGCCGCTGGATCAGCGGCAGGTCCATTGGATAGCAGGAGGGATGAACGGTGGCGTTCAGCATCGGCACTTCCGATCCCGCCGGCACACCTTTGGTGATCAGCCGGAACAGCCGGTAGTACGCCGCCGGCGGATCGCTCTCGTCCGTCTCCCGCGCCCGCAGGTACAGGGTGACCTGGTGCTTCCAGACATCCACGCTGCCGAATGTTCCGGGCGCGGTGCCCTGCCACACGGCCATTACCGCCGGAGCGGGCATCGTGTGGATCGCCTGCGCCAGGCTCGCCTTCTTCGGGTACCGGTCGTGGTAGGCGTAGATGCGTTCCGGATCGCCGTCCATCTCGGCGACGAGATCCGGAATCGCCCGCAGCATCGCGACCAGGTTGTCCACGAGTTCGGCGGGATTGATCATCGCTGCCTGCCTCCAAGCGCACGTTCAACCAGAAGCGTGTTCTTCATCTCGTCGAGTACCCGCCGCGCCGCCTCGAGCACGGCGGCCCGGTTCTTCGGCGAGAAGACCACCCAGGGTTCGATCTTCTGGTTTGCCCACGCCTTGATGCGGTCCTTGCGCGTCGAGAGCGACGCCTTGGCGCGGTTCTCGCTCACCGTGCGGACCATGAAGTTGCGGAGCATGTCGCCGGTCAGCGTGAGATTCCGGCGATTGCCTTTGCCAAGCCGGGTCTTGCGGATCGCGTATCGCTTGGTGAGGGGTTTCGCCGGCGCATCGTTCGGCCCGAGCGCGGCGCCCACGCGGTTCTTGACGGCTGCCACGCCGGTGTTGCCGATCTTGAACATCTGGTGCTGCCGGAAGTTCAGCAGGTCGAGCCGCAGTTGCTTTCTCTGGTAGACACGAACGCTGGGCATCGCTCCTCGAACTTGTGGAAGATCTTCCACAAGTCAGGCGGTCTTGCGGAGTCTGAGCACGGCGGCGCCCTCGGCGTCGGCCTCGATATCGAAGACCTTGTAGCGAGCGCCGCCAGTCTCGACCTCATCGCCCCTCATAGGCGCCGCGGGCAAGTCCGCCAGCCGGACAAACAACACCGCATAGACTCCCGGCGAGGAGTCCTCAGCCTCCCGCGCCGGCTGGAACACCGCGCGGACGCGAGCCTGCCCGCCGGCCTCGGGAAGGTATGTGACCTCCCGCCCGAAGACCCGCAGGCAAGCCTCGTCCACCCGGCTGACCGAATCCGCGAACGCCATCAGGAGAGGAACGCCCCGTTCAGCCGCACGCGCCCCGTAGCGTCGCCGTCGGCCGCGGCCCTCACTGCAACGCCGATCAGCTTGTTGCCGGTCGCGGTCTTCGTGGCGCGCTTATTGACGTTGTCCCAGTAGATGAGGTCGCCGGCCGACCAGGCCGTGCTGCCGCCGGTCTCCCGCGCCAAATCAAAGACGCCCTCGACCTGGAACTCACCCTCGGCGCCGCTCGCGTAGTCCGCTGCCGCCACGCCGAAGATCGATCCCACCAGCGCCCCGCCTCCGGAGCTCACCGCGTACGGCGCGGTGAGCGTCAGCGTTTCACCTTCCTGCACGTAGTTCTTCATGTGTCAGTCCTCCTCGATTACGCGCCCGCGTTCTTCTGAAGCCCGCGCCAGTCGATCGCCTTGGCCCCGAAGTCCAGGCGAGCCTTGATCTCGACGCCATCGACGTCGAAGCCCTGCCGCGTCTCGATGTACACGCCGTCCTGGCCTTCGAGGTAGGCGTACTCGATCGTGTCGATCTGGTCCGGCGAGGCGAACAGATACCAGGCCGTCGTGCTCGCGGCGTCAAGCCGCGGTTCGGCGATCGGCGTCAGCGCGCGGATGTAATCGGGCACGAGGTCGGCGGATTTCGCCGGCGCGAGATTCGGCGCGATCATCTGGAAGGCCGTGAGCTGCAACGCCACCGGCACCACCAGATAGCGCGGCTGCACGTTCAGCACGGTGACGCCATCAAGCCCCTTCTGCTTGGCCATCGCCGCCATGCCCGCCCCCAGTCCGGCCAAGGCCAGCGCGCTGCCCGCGCCCGTGTTGAGGTTCGCGTGGTTGGCGTGGAACAGCGTCACGCCGTCGCCCATCGCCGGGTTCGAGGTGATGATGCCCCACACGGTATCGCTCTCAAGCGTCGCCGCCGCCACGCCGAAGCCCGCCGGGATGCGCGTGAAGGCGCTGAGATCGTCGTTGATGATCGTCTGGCGCGTGATCGAGACGATGCGGCCGTAGGTGGCGAGCTTGTAGGTCTCCTTCGATTCGGCGATCGAGCCGTGGGTGAACTCGCCCTTCTCGTTGACCTTCATCAAGCTCGGCGCTTCGCCCAACTGCACGGCGTTGATGTTCTTGAAGTCCACTGCCGAGCGCCGGCGCGAGAACGGCAGGAAGGTGCGCGGGTAGGCTTCATATGCCTGCCGCAGCGTTTTGTTCGCGACGTCGGCGAGGATCGAGGGGAAGTCCGAGGTCGAGAGCGCAAGCTTGGCGATCTCATGCCTCGGCATCCGGCGCGTGCGCGTGCCGGAGGTTTCCAGACATTCCTTCGCCAGATCAAGCAGCGTTTGCCCGGTCCAGTCGCGGCCGAGCTCGTCCTTCAGCGGGAAGACCGCCGGATCGTAGCGGTGCAACAGCGCCGCCGTGATCCCGGCGCGGCGGGTTTCGGTCTCATCGCGCGTGACTACGGCGGCCGCGCTGCGGATCTCGGTCTTTCCCGAACGATTGGCCGCATCGTCGAGCGCCAGTTTGCGGAACTCCTCAACCGAAGTGCCCGCCTCGACATGCTGAGCGACCAGCCGCGCGTCGACTTCCAACGTGCGGCCGACCTTCTCGATTTCCCGGATGCGCGCGCGTTCGGCGAGTGCCGCGGCCTGCCGCTCGGCATGGAGGTTGATCTTCAGTTCGTCACGGGCCTCTTCGCCCGTGGCGGTCGTGATGGTTTCATCCATCTTCTGCTCCTGTGGGCCAGTTGCCCGTTGAAACCTGAATCCCGCGCCCGGGTCGGCGCCGATGGGAACGAGCGAGACCTCTTCGGGCTCCCAATCGGTCACCAGCACTTGGCGCATCGCCGCACCCTGCGGCGTCACATCCTCGGCGGCATGAATCGCCACGCCCATCGAGGCGTTGCGCAGGATGCCGTCCTGGACGTCCTGCCAAACGGGGTTCACGTCGGCGCGCTTCGAAAACCGCACGGTCGCCTTGCCCTGGCCGTTTTCAATCCACGCCCGCGTGATCACGCCGATCACGTCGTCGACGGTGTAGTCGCGGTGCGAGTTGAGCAGCGGCGCCGATCCGCTCGCCAGGCGACCCATGCGGATCGCGCCCGGCTCCATTGAGAAGCGCATCTCGAAGGGGCCGCGCGCGTCATAGCGGCGGACGGATGCGCCCGTGTACCAGGTGAGCGTCGCCGTGCGTTCGTCGCGGTCGGCTGGAGCGAGCGCCTCAAAGTGCGCTTCCAGCCGTTCTCTCGTTGGGGTCATTCTGAAGCTCCTTTTGTTGCGCGCCGCTCTGCGTCACGCGGCGCGGGTCGCAGTCGAGCACGATGCCGCGCTCATCGAGCAGCCGGTTGATCTCGGCGATCTGCTCGATCTGCGCGTCCGGGTCGTAGCCCTGCTCGGCGATCGCCTGGCGCAGCGTGAGCGTGCCCATGCGCAGCCGGTTCAGCGTGGCGACAGAGTCTTTGTACGGATCGACGCTGCCGAAACCGGGCGGCGTCCACTCGGCGCGGAACGGCCCAGGCTCTGGAATCGCGCCGGCAGCATAGGCCACCGTGAGAAACCGCTCCCAGACCGGCGCGCACAGCATCGGGATGAAGGTCAGCCAGCGGAATCCTTCGATGCCATTGCGGAAGCTCAGCAGTCCTGCGCGGTACGAAGAGTAGTTCACGCGCGAGAGATCGCCGGTCAACTGCTCGTAGGTGAGCTGCAAACCCGTGGCGATCTGCGCCTGCTTCGCCGCGACGTAATCGCGGTATCCGGATGAGGCCGAGGGCGAAGCGAAGGTGATCTCCTCGCCCGGCTTCAAGTACTCGATCATGCCGGGCTCGAAGCTCTCGACCCGCTTGCCGGTAGCGGCGTCGGGAATACTGGGCGCAATCGGCGGGCCT